CAGCCGTAGGGTTGCCCGTGACCGTTGGCTTGAGGATTAGCATGCGTGAAGCCACCAAAGCGCTGTTGGTGTCCATGTTCCAGCCACGGGAACGCCTGAACGTCTGGGAATGGGCCGAGGCCAATGTGGACTTCAGCCGGGTGCCAGCCTATGACACGCCCCTGCACGGGCGCTACTCAGCCGACTATATCCCGCAATGGAAAGAGGTGGCCGCCTGTGACAATGACCTTGATGTGCGCGAGTGCTGGGTGCTCAAGTGTAGCCGGGCCGGTGGCACAGAGAATTGCGTGCTTAACGCGATACGCTACCACATAGCCTGTGAACCTGTGCCGGTGCTGTACACATCAGGCAATCAAGGGGCGGTTGAATCCTTTATGGAGAAGCGTATTAAGCTGGGCCTGAAGGCAAGCCTTGACACATCACAGGCCCTACGCTCGGCCCGTGCCCTGGAGCACCGCATAGACTTCCGTGACATGCCCCTACAGGTAGCATGGCCCAGCAACAAGATGGCATTTAAGCAGGACGGTTGGGCCCGTATCTATTGCGACGAGTACAGCCTGATCAAAGGGGCCAACCCACAAATGCTCCGCAAGCGCACGGACACCTACACCTTCTCATATATTTTTGGCCTAAGCAGCATGGACCCCAACCGGAAAGGGCCAGCCAGTGAAGACCCGATACTTGTCGAGTACAAGAAAGGCAGCCAGCACCAGTGGTTCATGCCTGACCCGGAAACGGGCAACCTGTTCAAGTGGGAGATGGGCGGCCCCGACCTTGGCTATGGCCTGACATGGGACCAGACCGCTAAGGGCCCTGACGGCATATGGGATTTGGACAAGGTACGGGCATCTGCCTGCTTTGTGACTCCTGACCAGACACGCATAGCAAATTGCGACAGGATGACGGTCACGCGCACGGGCAGGTGGGTGTCTACTAACCCTAATGCGCCGGCAAGTGTCCGGTCCTACCACCTCAACAGCTTTGGGCTGCCGTTCAAGTCTGGTGACTTTGGACAGATAGCCGTGGCGTTCCTTGAGGCCAAGCACCAAGGGCCCCAGGCCATGAAGGCTTTTGTGTACGAGTACCTCGCAGAAGAATGGGGTGATGAGGTCCAGAAGACCGACGAGGAAGCCCTACAGCACCGGATAGGCGAGTACAAGAAGGGCACCAAGTTTAGCGAGGCTGAGGCGTATGAGAACATCTATGTTAAGAAGCCCAGTACCGTGATAGTGACCAGTGACGTGCAGAAAGGGTATCACTACCAAGTGGCCCGTGAATGGATACAGGGCGGCGACAGTGGCCTGATTGAGTGGGGCAAAGGTGTGTTGCTGGAGGACTTGGTGACCTTTGAGCAAGGGCACGGCGCCGGGGCTGTGTTCATTGACGGACGCTATCGGAAAATGGAAGTTATGGAAGCATCGTTCTACAACAAGTGGGTGCCCACGTTTGGGTCAGACAAGCTAGCCCTGCCCTACCGGCTACGGAAAATGGACCCGTTTGAGGGCGTGTACGGGTCCGGCAAATATAGCATAGGCACCTACACGTTTGACACGGACCTGTTCAAGACACACCTACAGGACATGATTAACGGCGAGGGTGCCCACCTGTGGATGGTGTACCACGGCACCGAGCTTGAATACATGCGCCAGGTATGCAGCGAGGAACGGGTCAATGGTGAATGGGTTACGAAGCGTGGCCACACCCAGAACCATCTATGGGACTGTGAGGTGTTGCAGTATCTGGCAGCGGTCACAATGGGCATAGTCGAACACGGGCCGTGGGCAGCGGTGCCAGAGGGCATAGACGAGGACGAGGACGACTAGCCCAACATATTGTGCCGTAGCCACTTAGCCTACACCACGCAAGGTATTTCCATAGCACTTATTGCCCCGCCTACTATCATTTGCTATCATCCCCGTTGATGAGTACAGACGTGTACCTTTTCAACGTGGAGCTACCAAATGGCCAGTGATCCAGCCGCCCTTAAAGCTGCCTACTTAGTCGAAGTTGCCAAGATATCCAACACCCTTGATAAAGCCCGCGCCACCTACATGGTTGACGTCTGGGCTGATGCTGTGGACCAACAGGCCGCCCTTGAGGCTGGCAAAGTACAGTCCTACAGCATAGGTGGCCGCACATTCACCTACCGGGACGCAGCAAGCGGTCAGCTTGCCGTGGCTAACCTTGAAGCCCAGATTCAGCGCATGATTTACGGCACGGTCACCCTGATTGACATGAACACCGCTGACCTAAGCGTGGAGACTTCCTGATGTTTGACCTGATGAACCGTTTCAGAGCATGGGTCGGTGGCGGCAGCGGCTACGGCAGTGCCAACCGCACCCGGTTCCGCAATTACATGGCCCTCAACCGTTCCCGTGACGTATCCGAAGACCGGGCCCTTGGCACCTACGGGCGCAAGATGACACGGCTTGAGTGCCGTGACCTGTACCGCAATGACCCTATCGTGCATGGTGCTGTGTCCCGTTTCGTTGACTACTCAGTTGGCCCTGGCATCTACCCGCAGGCGGCAACCAGTGACGATAATTGGAACGAGCTGGCAGACTCTTGGTGGCGTGATGTGTATATACCCACAGCTGATTATCGGCAGATACAGGGCGTGGACCTGATTACATTGCAGGGGCTGACCATCAGCCACCGTATCCTTGACGGCGAACTGGGCTACATCATGCTGGACAACGGCCAGATTCAGCCCGTGGAAGCTGGGCTAATCAAGACACCTAATGACCTGGCCGACAAGCAGAACGTGCAGCACGGGGTCCGTGTGGGTAAGGGCGGCATAGTTCAGGGCTACTACATCTGCGAGCGTAACGAAAAGGATGGCCCAGCCAACCCTGACAAGTTCAAGTATGTCAAGCGTGAGAATTTTATCCACTGCGCCAACATCTTCCGGGCGGCCCAGTACCGTGGTGTGCCGGACCTTGCCCCGGCAGTGCCGAAGCTACGTGACTACGCCGAGACCAGCGAATATGTGCTCAATAAGGTCAAGCTGGACAGCGAGCAGCAGTTTAAGCGCTTTGAAAAGGCCGGCCTGCCCAACATGCGTAACCGTGACGCTACAGTATGGAGCGACGAGAACAGCAAAGACCCACAGCGCATCGAGAAGTCGAGTTGGGGCCGTGTCCATAACCTGATGCCTGGCGAAGACCTTGAAGCCTTTACCATGACCAACCCCAACGGCGAATATGTGCCGTTCATGGAACATGAGCTACGGGCCGTGGCCGCCTGCCTGAACATCAGCTACGAATGGATGATGCTGATATTCACACAGGGCAGCTACAGTAGCCAGCGCATGAGCCGTCTTGCCACGCTCCGTACCTTCCAGTGTAACCGGGATTGGCTTGTCAAGTGCTTCCTACAGCGTCTACGGAACTGGCGCATAGCCAAGGAAATCAAGAATGGCGGGCTACCTCCTGCGCCGGTCAATGACAACGGCGTGAGCCAGTGGTGGCGTTGCAACTGGTCACAGGTCTACATGCCTGCTGCTGACCCGCAGAAGGAACAGGCTGCCCGCAAGGAAGAATTTAACATGGGCGTAACCAGCCTGACCGCTGAAACCCGTAAACTTGGCCGTGACCGTGACGATGTGCTGCGCGAGAAGGCCCAGGACTTGAAACGGGCCGATGAGATCGCCACAGAGTACGGGGTAGACCCATCCCGCATGATCGAGACAGGAACACCGGGGCTACAGCAAACAGCCCCAGCCAACAAGGAATAATAGATGAAATTCACACACATACTAACGGAGCTATACTGCAAGCCGGCGCTTATCGTGCCTGAGATGCACAAGCAGATATGCGAGATTGTCCGTGCCCACCTTACGGGCGAGGCCCATGAGGACAACGGCTGCGCGGCCATGTTCCAGGCACCCGAAGAAGACAAGGCCGAAGGCATGGAAATCGTGGACGGTGTGGCCATTATCCCTATCGAGGGCGTGCTGGACAAGCGCGTGTCCGACATGGCCAAGATGTCCGGTGCTGTTGGTTGTGACGATATTGAGGCTATGTTGACCGAGGCTGTGCAGGATGACACCGTTGACGGTATCCTGCTGGACATAAACAGCCCTGGCGGGTCCGTTACGGGCATCCCTGAGCTGGCAAGCAAGATTGCCGCAGCGGCCACCGTCAAGCCCATAGTAGCCTATACAGACACCCTGATGGCCTCAGCAGCATATTGGCTGGGTGCAGGGTGCTCGGCTATCTACGCAAGCCCCAGCGCATCCGTTGGCAGTATCGGCGTTTACATGGCTTTCATGGACACCTCCCGCGCCTACGAGATGCAGGGCTTGAAAACTGAGCTTATCAAGCATGGCAAGTACAAGGCCACCGGCATGGATGGCATAGCCATGACAGATGAGCAGCGTGAGTATTTGCAGGACCAGGTTGACCAGTTGGCAGCATGGTTCAATGGTTTTGTTGGTAAGCACCGTGACGCTATGCCGGCAAGTGCAATGGAAGGTCAAACATTCTTTGGCATCGACGCAGTGAACGTGGATATGGTTGACGCAGTTGGGTCTGCTGATGACGCAATGGCAGAGCTGCGCGATATGATTAAGGAGAACAAATAATGAGCATAGGCGCAGAAAACAAGGAACTCAAAGCGGCACTGACCGAGCGCGATCAGCGCGTCAGCGTCCTTGAGGACGAGAACTGCCAGTTGAAGGCAGAGAACGAGTCAATGGCAGAGCTGATCGAGAAGCAGGCTGACGCAGCATTGGACGTGTCAAACGCCAATATCGCAGAGCGTGACAACCTGGACGCCCAGATCAACGACCTCCGCGACGAGCTGGAACTGGCCAAGGCCACGATAGCTGAGTTGGACGAGGACAACACGGACCTCAGCGATGACAACGCACACTTGGAAGTCGTCAACGAGGAACAGTCCGCCCGGATGAGCAACCCTGCTTTTAAGCACGCGGAAGCTGAAGGCGAGGCCGTGGCAGCAGACATCGACGGCGAACCCGAAGATGAGCCCACAACCCGTGAGCAGTACGAAGCCATCACCGAGCCCGGTGCCAAGCACGCTTTCTGGCGCAAGCACAGGAAGGAATTGGCCGAGGTGCCCAGCAAGGACAAGGAGTAACCATGCGTAAGTTCCACATCATAGGTCTGGTCACGTTTGTGGTCCTGGCCAGCGTGTGTGGTGTTATTGCTGGTGACCGTACACTGAAAAGCCAGATTCTGACCGTGACCCCGTCCGGTACGAATGTGACGACCAGTGTTACCAACGCCACAATTCAGGGCTTCCTTGAGGAGATAGTAATTGATATGCCCGCTGCCACAGTGACCAGCACGGTATCGGTGGTCTATGACTACGGGCTGACAACGCTATCTGATCTGACCCTGGCCACAACCAACGGTATCAATGCGGACGTAACCATGCGGCCCCGTGTCCTGCCTACCGACAACGGTGGTGACACGCTCGGTGCTGTGCCGGTTAAGTACGCACTGACGGGTGGCAAGGTGATATTCAAGGTTACTGAAACCACGCTATCTGGTTCCAACAACGCACATAAAGTGCTTATTAAATACTCGACAAACTAAGGAGACAAAACATGCGTAAAGTAGCGATGATAGTTTCCGCGTTGCTGGTTTCGGCCTTGCTGGTCGGCATTGTACATGCCA